GCGATCTTCAACGACAGCGAACGCTACCCGCGCGTAATCGCAAGCCTTTTGGCTACGTTCCGCAGAATTAAGTTTTCTGCAGGTTCGTATCCCGAAGGTAAGTGCTAGGGGGGTCTGGTGTGGACACGTGGTTACTCTGAGCGAAGCTCATTGAAACATCGGGATCTACACGTTGTCCGAACACTAGACCGATCCCTACCCGCTGAGAAACTCTTGAAATTCAAGAAAATGCATCTTATCAGCGGAGTAACTAGAGATGCCCAGTTAGGTGTGTTTGAAGCATCCATCGACAATCTTGAAAGAGCCCTCTTGGAACGAATGTATTTTACCAAGATGTCTGATGGAACGTTTGAACCACCACTGGTACCCAAGCAAAGTGTCATTGAACAACTTACGCCATTTATTCTGGAAGTTGCTCGGTTCACCGGTAAGCTCCAACCTTTGTCTATTGATGAGGTTGTCGCGTCATACACCGGTGGCAAGCGGAAACGCTACGAGCTCGCAGCAAAAATATTCAGATTAACTGGATATCTGGCTAAGTATGCATACATCACCATGTTCGTGAAGTGTGAAAAGTCCAATCTGGCAAAACCCCCGCGTGGCATTCAGCCACGCCACCCCGTATACAACTTGTGTCTGGCGAGATATCTTAAGAATGCAGAGAAGAAGATCTACCATGCAATCGGCAAAGTTTTCGGCAATGGTAAATTTACACCAACCATCATGAAGCATTACAATGCACTTCAGGTGGGTAATATTATTGCACGTAAATGGAAGAAATTCTCCAACCCAGTGGGGCTGGGAGCAGACGCCACCAAGTTTGACATGCATGTTTCTGCGCCAATGTTGGCAAAGGAACATCTACTATATACGACGATCTACCAAGACAAATTCTTGACCAAGCTACTCCGAGGCCAACTTAAGACCACCGGTTATGCTTCAACTGCGGATGGGCACTTGAAGTACACCGTGAATGGGTGCAGATGTAGTGGCGACCTTAACACAAGCTTAGGCAACTGCGTGATTATGTGTGCGATGATGTACACGTGGTCCAAGCTGTGTGGTGTGTCAATTGAATTAATTAATAATGGTGATGACTGCATGATTTTTATGGAATCATGTGACCTCAAGCGTTTCACTGACGGTGCTGACAAGTTCTTCCGAGACATGGGTTTTCG